TCAATGTATACAAGATACTTTCTAGTAACTTCAATTTTATCTTTCTTAAGTAAAGGAGACCAAGGAGCAAATGCAATTTGTCCTTGTTGAGGTGAAGGAACAGCAACAATTGGATTTTCAATTGTAATATAATTTCCCTCATCTTCAATAAGATCAGCGATTACATCTTCACCAGACCACATACGAATTAATTTTACAGTCATTTACCAAATCCTTTTGAATTTTTTGATTCTTGGAGAGCAAGTTCTTCTTCTAAGACTCGTAACTGTGCTCTCATATCTTTCAGTTCCTCGTCAGTATATAGAAACTCATTTTTCATAAGTCTCTTCATCATTTTGATTAACTTTTTTGCTCTAGTCTGTGTAGCCATCGTCATCATCATAAAGTTCATCATAATCTACTGGTCTTTCAAAAGCAGTAGAATTTTTGTATGCATCGACATCGGAATACACCTCTGCTTTAAGAGCATCAACTAATAATTCTAGATTCCGAACTATTAATTTTAATTTTTCTCTTTCAGGTTCCATAAATTTTATATGGTATTTAGTTATTTTACACAAAAAAAGAAGACCTGTCAATAGGTCTTCTTTAAACGTATATGCAAGTGTGAATCTAGCTCTTAGATGCGAACTTACGTTCATGTCTAATACCACGATACATTAAATCATGATTTCTTTTTTGAGCTTCTTCAGCGAGTACTTTTTTATTGTACTCTTCGGTATCATATTCGACACCTCTGTATGTGACTTTTGCCATTGGATTACTCCTAAAGTAGTTGGATTTTAACCCGTTCCTTTAGTCGGCTTTTGCGTCCCAACATTCCCTACTCTCTTCCTTAACGATCTGAATCATTTCAGTTCGTATCTCCTCATCAACTTTATACTCCCTCATCTTATCGACAAGTTCATATGCTTCAGAACAAGTTAGAGAAGCAGCTATAAGAATAGATTGTAAGTGAAACATGGGATGAACGATCCGTTCCGAGTCGGCTTACTTGCGTCCCTTTCGGGATGAACGATTGTGTTAATACTAACACAGTTATAGTATATAGGCAAGTAAATGTGTATTCTCTGATACAATTCTTAAAAAACCTTACAGACAAAAAAATACCCCGATTTTTTATCGGGATATTTTGGAAAAAAAGTTGAATTTAGTTTATCCCTTCCTTCTTTTCTTAGGTGGTACTGGTTTTTTATATCCATATGAATTTGGATTTACATTACCATATCCCCAATCAATCCCTTTTACAGAATCTTTCCCGTACTTATCATAATAGTAATCAAACACATTTACTTGTTTACCAGAACGAATAACATCAAGATGCTGCTTACCATCAACAACATAAGTCACATTAAAAGCATCAGTAGGAAACTTAGGATCTCTTGCCTTCTCCATAGTAGTTTTTTCTAAAAGAAGTTCACAAGAATAATCAGAAGGTTTAATACTTTCCTCTTCTTGCTTCTCTTCCGCTTTTTGCTTTTCTTTTACGGTAGTTGTCATGATCGACCACCCCAAGTTATTTCAGGATATGCCTGTGCTACTACTTCCTTTGTAATCTTATACTTAGACTCTAAATCATGATCTTTAGTAAGAATAAGAATCTCTGCTTCTAATGGATGAAGACCTTCTAGTATATTAATAAACATTGCCTCACGACGAATATTATTCATCTCATCATTACCACCTTTTAGAAAATTATAAAAATTCTTAAATTCTCTACGAATTGAAGTACGTCCCTGAGTATCACTTGCACCTAGAGAAAAGCTTCCAGCTTCGTGCATCTTACGAACTTCATGTGAAATTTTAGTAGATAATGTTCCACTATAACTGGTTTGTTCATCATAACCATCATAAGGAACCTCACCTGCTGGAAGTAATGATATACAAGTATCATCAAAATTCCAAATAAGAATTGCTTCTAATGAAGGATCTCTATGCTCCTGAAGTACCTTTACTTTATTACCTTTAGTTCTTTGTCGAGATACTAAATCCAATACCTCAAAAACAAATGGATTATGTGGTAATTTTTCAATAGGTTTAGAGACTTTTTTAGTCGTCTTCTTCGTCGTCGTCGTTGTCATAATTGTTTTCAAATCTGAATGCTATAACCTCATCGGGAATTATATTCCCATTTATATCTAACATTTCGGGGTGAGGTCTTGGTACTTCCCGATAGTTCATCATATAGTCTCGTGCAGCCCACCCAAATAGAGTTCCTACAAAAAAGAATAATAAAGATACTGGTAAAAATAAAGTTAATACTATATCTGTAGACATTTTTCTATCTCCTTCAGGTAATTGGTTGTCGTTCTGCTTTTTCTTTCCTCCTTTAAGAATAAATTCAAATCCACGATCTATATGGTCGTTGACTTTATTTATCTCCTTCCTAGACGATTTTGTTTTCTTTGAGGAATTTAATTGTTTCAACTGATCCTCCTAACTTTTTACCATCAACAACAACCTGTGGGAACGTAGACCCTTCTCCAAATTCACCATAAAATGCTTTTTTATCAAATTGCTTATCCAAAGTATACACTACAAACTTACTTTCTGTCAACTCTAATACCTGCTTTACCTTATCGCAATATGGGCAACCATCTTTGGAAAAAATTGTGAAATTCATGTTCTGTATAATTGCTTACAAAGTAATTTATATAAAAAGAAAGGGGGACTAACTCCCCCTTGTCTTCTCACCAACACACTCCTCCCACCACAGAGAAGTGTACTTCAATTCCGAAAAAACTGCAAGGAAGTTGAAGATGTAAATATTATAAATTAATTTTATATATCTGTCAACTCTTTATAATTCAGCATTTAATTCAAGATCGTAAGTAAGAAACCCATAAACAGTATTTGATGTGTTTGTTACATTTGACATAGAACCATATTGAAAGAAAATATAACTTCCTGTTACTGTAACTGCAGGAGCAGCACCTCCTACTGTCCAGCTACCAGCAGAAGAATCTCCATAATCAACACCTGGTCTTTGAACTCTTACCCAATTTGTTGGTCCACTCGTTGGTGCTGTCCTCATAGGAACGGGCGTGTTAACAGTAGCCCCGACTGCAGTATTACCTCTTGAGAACATTGCATGACTATTATATCCAGGAGCTTTATAGAAATAACGATAACAGCGTAATATTTCATCAGCATATGTTCTATGCTCAAAATCTGTTGCCGTATCTCCTACTTCTAACTGAACTCCTGTAATTTCCCAAGTAGCACCGTTTGTTGTGTACCAAGTTGATGTATTATCTGGCATTTCATTAGAACCAGAGTATGCAGCCCATTGATTCATTGTGTTTCCAGAAGTAGTATTATTTGTTCCCATAAACATAGCAATATCCATGTTCCACCCTAGTTCAGCATCATTATCAAAAGTTAAATTACTGTTGCCAGGAATTGTTTTTGTAATTTTTGTCCAAGTATCGGCAGTTAAAGAACCTGTCTCAAAAGAATATCCTTGTGATGTTCCATCTGGTGTTCTTATACCAGCATAGAAATTTTGTGCAACACTTGATTTACACCAGAAAGATAAAGTTATATAACTTGAACTAGATTTATAATTCCAACCACTATTTGCTATATCCTGTGCTTCAATATTAACTTCTAATCGAATATGATCACCAGCACCAGCACCACCTGTTTGATTTGCATTTGTAATTTTATAAGCTTTTCTAAACCCTAAAGTATAAGGTGTTGTACCAGAAGCAACATCAACTTGTGCCTGTGTAGGTGCATTGTCAGTTCCACTATAAGTATATTTAAATCTATCAACTGTGTAATAACCACTAGATGTGGATGAGGTCCCTCTCTGGGCCACTCTCATGGCCCCATTAACTATCAAATTGCGATGACTTCTTGGATTAGTAAGTCGTGCCGTACACGTTCCATCCGTAGCAAACGAAATTGCATCACTTGTTGCTGCGGTATTCTTAATTCCTTCTACGTTTAATGTACTCATAATTCTATACCATTAATTTATAACCTGAAAGGAAATTAGATTTTACTCCACTTGCATCATTACTAATATACAATGTATTATTAAGAACTTCTCCATAAACAACAAGTTCAATATAGTCGCCAGCAGCAAGATTTAACATAGTATTAAGGTTAATTTGAGCGTGTCGAACTCTATTTTCATCATTATTCATAATTAAGCTGTATTGAGATGCAGCCCAAGTTCCCGATCCATTTAGTTTTATTCTTATTATTGCTGATCTTAGGGAATTACCATTAGAATAAAGATTACATCCTGCATTAATTACATATTTTCCACCCTTTCCAGCAGGAACTGTAAATCTTTGATTTGATGTATCATAAGCACTATCTGTATCAAACATTTCAGAAGTCAACCAACTTGCTGCTGTATTAGTAGTGTTTGATATTGTCTGAGTAGTATTAGCATTCCAATATGCAAAAAATGCTGGTGAGTTTGGAGTAATCCATGTCAAATTTCCATTTCCATCAGTCTGCAAAACCTGACCTGCCGTCCCGTTATTTGGAGGAAGGACAAGAGTATTACTCCCTGCTGATGCTGGAGCATCTAATGCTGTATGTCCTGAACTAGATCCTAATAATTTTAATGTCATGGTTTTGGAATATCATCTTTTA